CGATTATGTACCAATTGAGGTACATTGGTCAGAAATGCCGGGAAGAGATGGTAAATGGAAAGCAGAAACAATACGAAATACTTCTGAAGTACAGTTTACACAAGAATTTGAATGTGAATTTGTGGGATCAACGTATACATTGATTGCTCCATCAAAACTCAGAACAATGGTATTTAAGAATCCAATTCATAGTAATAACAATCTAGATGTTTATGAAGAACCAATAAAAAATCACATTTATGCATTGGTTGCAGATACTGCACAAGGGAAAGGCGCGGACTATTCTGCGTTTAATGTATTCGATGTTTCTGAAATGCCTTACAAACAGGTAGCAAAATATAGAGATAATACTATTTCTCCTATGTTATATCCGAATGTAATTTACAATGTAGGACAAAAGTATAATATGGCTCATGTCTTAATTGAGGTTAATGATATTGGAAGTCAAGTAGCAGATACTCTTCACTATGATTTAGAATACGAAAACATAATGATTATTACTATGAGAGGTAGAGCAGGACAACAAATTGGTGGAGGATTTGCAAAGAATATTCAATTGGGATTAAGAACGAGTAAACAAATCAAGAGAATTGGATGTGCGGCTCTAAAAGATTTGATAGAACAAGATCAATTAATCATACCAGATTTTGAAACAATTAGAGAACTCACAACCTTTGCCTTAACAAATAATACGTATCAGGCAGAAGAAGGTTCACATGATGATTTAGCAATGACGCTGGTTATATTCGGTTGGTTAGTTCAACAAAGATATTTTAAAGAGTTGACAAATATGGATATACGAAAGAAAATGTGGGAAGAACAAATGGAAACTTTAGAACAAGATATGTTACCATTTGGAATTATAGATGATGGAATGGAAGAAGAAACCTTTAAAGATGATAAAGGTACTGTATGGACGGTGGATGATGATGAAACTAGGAGGCTATACTATTAAAGGGGTCGATATCACCAAAATTAACTTCTGTGGGGGGATTGTTTATTTCTGTTATTAAATCTTCAATTTTATTAGATAGATCAGGCCGTTCCCTTTTTAATCTGTTTAAAAAACTTAGAGAACCTGAAACTAATTGATCTGGATGAATAGTTAATCTTTTTCCTGTCTTTCTTTTATTAGATACTTCAAGGTGTTTGGGATTTACACAAGATGGATTGAAACAGGTTTGTGTAACTATTTCACTAGCTGCTAGTTCTCCTCGTACTGCTGAAGCTGATGAAAAATTATCATACATCATAAATGCATATCTACTAGCGGGTATAGTTCTTCCTAAAACAGAAAACATTCCATGACCTGTCTTATTTTTAGAAGCAAGCCAGATATGACATTCTGTATGTTTCTCAGAACGATCAACTTTTTTAAGAAATCGTTCTTTTATTTTTTCGTGCTCTATTAGTTTATATTTGTCCATATTTGTATTCTGTATATTTATGATATTACTTTATATTTATGATTTTAGAGAACTGTAAAAAGATAAATAAATGTAATATGGTATAATAAATCCATAAACCACAATCTTTCAACTTATAATAGGAGAGATAAGATGCCTTTTACAATTAGTCCAGGCGTTGTAACCAAAGAAATTGATCTTACTACGGTTGTACCAGAATTTTCCATGACAAATGGTGCAATTGCAGGACCCTTTAAATGGGGCCCCGCAGTTGAACGTACAACAGTATCTAATGAAACTGAATTGGTAGGTCGATTTGGGAAACCCAATGCCGCTACATATAAAACATGGTTTACTGCTGCAAGTTATCTCGCATATTCGGGAAATCTTAAAGTAGTCCGTGCAATACATACAACCGCAAATAATGCGGCTATGTCCACTGCACTACAAGTAAATAATGATGAAGCCTATGAGAATACATACGATCCGGACATGGGCGGATCACAAATCACCACTGCTGGAGCATTCATTGCAAAATATCCAGGAGATCTTGGAAATACGTTAAGAGTTTCCATATGTGGTGCTACAAGAGCAAATACAAATAATGATGGAACACTTAACAGTAATACAGATGTTTCACCAACTGCATCTTCTGTAGTATACACACTAGCTAATACTACTGTTATTGGAGTGGGAACAACTTTTTCGAATGATGTTGCCGTAGGTGATGTTCTCTTTTGGAATTCCAAATACGTTTCAGTTACAACAGTAACATCCAATACAGTTTTGGTTGCAGTAGGTGCCGCAGATATAGCTAATACTGGTGCCTATACTCGTAGAGCACGATCAGCATTTGGTCAACCAGCATCAGACATGACAGGAACACTTGCATGTTCAGCTAATGGAACTACATTAACTGGAACAGCCACTAACCTTGCTGTTCAATATACAGTAGGTGATCTTGTTAAACTTGTCGGAACAACTGAAGAACGTAAAGTTTCATCAATTACTAATTCAACTGTAATGATTGTATCGACACCTTTTGCAAATGCAGCTGCAGCAAACACTCACTCACGTAGATGGGAATATGCAGATGCTTTCGATAGTGAGCCTGTTACTTCAGCTCATGTCAAAAGAAATAGCGGAAATTATGATGAAATTCATGTTGTTGTCGTTGATGAAGATGGTGAAATTACTGGAGCAAATAATACAGTTCTAGAAACATATACTGGATCAGTTGCCGGTGGAGCCAAAGGTGAAGACGGTCAGAGTATTTACTACAAAGATCTAGTTAACAGAGGTTCAAAGTGGATTCGTTGGATGGATCATCATGCAAATGGTGATGCAGACACACTTCTTGGTGGTGGAACAACCGCTTGGGGTGGAGTCGCATCCGGAACATTTAACGGTAAGGGAATTATCGTTTCTGGAAGTCTGACTGGTGGAACCGCTGGAACTGCAGCAACCGCTGGAAATATTCAAGTAGCTATGGATGAATATAAAAATGCAGAAGAAGTAGATGTTACTCTTCTGATGACTGCCGATGCAGATGCAGCAACCGCCATTCATGCAATTAATAATATTGCAGAATATCGTAAGGATTGTGTGGCATTTATTTCACCTACACAAGCAAACGTTGTTAATAACTCAGGAAGCGAAGTTACCGATGTTGTAGCATTCCGTAATTCAATGCCAAGTTCTTCATACGCAGTACTTGACTCTGGATGGAAATACATGTACGATAAGTACAATGATGTATATCGATATGTTCCATTGAATGGTGATATCGCTGGATGTTGTGCCTTTACAGATGAATCCCGTGATCCTTTTTGGTCACCAGCTGGTATGGATCGTGGTAATATCCGTAATGCGATTAAACTTCCTTTTAATCCTAATAAGACACAAAGGGATGATCTTTATAAAAACGGAGTTAACCCCGTCACGGCAATGCCTGGAAGTGGAATACTTCTTTTCGGAGATAAAACACTATTAGCAAAACCAAGTGCATTTGATAGAATCAATGTACGAAGGTTGTTTATCCTTTTGGAAAAATCAATTGCTAATATGGCAAAATCCTTCTTGTTCGAATTCAACGATGCGTTTACTCGTTCAAGATTCACTGCTACTGTAGAACCTTTCATGAGAGACATTCAAGGAAGGGGCGGGGTTCAAGATTTTGCTGTAGTTTGTGATGATAGCAATAATACAGCGGAAGTTATTGATCGTAACGAATTTCGTGGTGACATTTATATTAAACCTTCACGTTCAATTAACTTTATACAACTTCAATTCGTAGCCGTTCGTTCTGGCGTTGAATTTGCAGAAATTATTGGATAATATAACGTATAAATAGTAATATACACAAGGAATGGGGGAAGACGATGGCGTCCGAAGGGTGCACTTGCAAAAATAGGCTCCCCCATTTACTTTTAACATAGTCATCGGCGCGGGAGCGTAAGGAGAAATTATGTCATTTTCAATAGATAGTATTACTTCAAAATTAAAAGCAGGTGGAGCATTAGCCAGTTTATTTGAGGCAGAACTAACAAGTACCAAAGGACCGGAGCTCAAGTCAGCGATTTCAGATTTTAAATTTTTATGTAAAGCTACAACTTTACCGGGTGATACAATTGATGTAGCAACCGTTACATATATGGGAAGAGGTATTAACATTCCTAGTAATCGTGCAGCAGTTCAATGGACAACAACCATTTATAATGATGAATTTATGGCCACCAGAAACAACATTGAAAGCTGGATGGAAAAACTTAATTCTCATAAGACGAATAAAAGAGCTCTTGGAATGCAGAGAATTCTTGATTATACAGGAACGTTGACAGTTGAACAGCTCAGCAAAACTGATGTGGGGGCAACAAAAATGTATTCTTTCGTGAATGCTTGGCCTTCCGC